ATGCTTACGAACGAATCGATCGCGCTCGCGCCTGTAAGGGGCAAGGCCTATAAAATGGCCGATGCGAACTCGCTGTATGTGTACGTTTCCCCGACCGGATCGAAGTCGCTTAGGTGGAAATATCGCTATCAGCGCCGCGAAAAGCTGCTGACGGTCGGCACCTACCCCCATGTCACAATTGAGGAAGCGCGGCGAAGGGTCGGGCTTGCCCGCAATATGCTGCGTGCCGGAGTTGACCCTCTCAACCGAGACCGAAGCAGGCGTGGTTGGCATCGAGCGGGCCTTGATGCCTTGGAAGGATTGCCGCCGCCTATCAATAACTCTGTTGTCTATTTCGTTCAAGTGGCGAGCGGCCATATCAAGATCGGCGTCACAACGAACATAAAGGTCCGCATGGCAGCGCTTCAACATGCCAATGCAGAGCCTATTGCCCTGCTCGGCACATTTCCGGGCGGCCACGCGCATGAAGGCGTGATGCATAGGGCGTTTGCAGATACCCGTGACAGCGGTGAGTGGTTTTCGCCTACACCGGAACTCCTCGACTTCATCAACAGCTTGGGGCGATAAGTCATGCCATTGACGGTGATGGCCGTAAAAAATGCCAAGCCCATGGCTAAGGCGCAGAAGCTCTTTGACGGGGGCGGCTTGCATCTATTTGTGGCACCGAGCGGCACCAAATCGTGGCGGATGAAGTATCGCTATGGGGGTAAAGAGAAGCTGCTGACGTTCGGGCAATACCCCGACGTGTCGCTGGCTGACGCTCGCGAAAAACGCGATGCCGCCCGCTCGCTGCTCCGCGTTCACAAAGACCCGGCGATCGAAGCCGAGCGCATCCGTCATAAGGCTGTCACGGCTGCCGGCTCGACATTTGAGAGCGTGGCGCTCGCTTGGCACGCTGACGAAAGCCCGCGCTGGTCGGAGAGCAACAGAAAGCGTATCCTGTTCGCGCTGCGACGCGATGTGTTTCCGGCGTTCGGCAAGATGCCAATCTCTGAAATCGACGCGCCTCTGATCTTGCGCACCATCAGGGCCATCGAGAAGCGTGGCGCAATCGAGACTGGCAAGCGAGTGCTCGGCTATATCAGTGCCGTCTTCAAGCGCGCAAAGGCTGAGCATCTGGTGAGCGACAACCCGGCGCTTGGGCTGGTCGACGCACTGAAACCGACGCCACGCGGAGCCAAACAACCGGCGCTTCTGACCGTGCCCGAGTTGATCAATTTCCAGAAAATTGCGGACAATGCGAAGGCCGGTCCGCTGACGAAGCTGGCATCTCGTATGCTGGCGTTGACCGGGATGCGCGTTGGTGTCGTTCGTAGCGCGGCATGGACCGAATTCAGCGGGATCGACTGGAGCAACCCAAATACCGATGCAACTGGCGCGGTCTGGCGCATCCCGGCTGAGAAGATGAAGCTGGAGGTGCAGGACAAAGGCGATACGGCGTTTGACCATGACGTGCCGCTTGCGCCTCAAGCCGTCGAGGCGCTGCGAGCTCTGCATACTCTGACCGGACGCGGGCGCTTGCTGTTCCCAGGGCAAAAATCTGCGCGCGTACCCATGAGCGACGGCGCTATCAGTACAATGTACAAGCGAATGAACGGCGGGCACTTCAAGGGTAAGCACGTCCCCCATGGCTGGCGTTCCGCCTTCTCGACCATCATGAACGAATGGGCGATGGAGCATGGCAAGGAAGGCGATCGGCTGCTGATCGACCTGATGCTGGCTCACAAGCCCAACGGCGTGTCGGGTAGCGAATTCGCCTATATGCGCGCCAAATTTACGGCCCGGCGCCGCGTGCTGGCAGAGGTATGGGCGGGGATCATCACCGAAGGACTGCCGCCGCCCATGACCATCATGCAACATCAGCCCGATACCCCATCGGATCTGCAATGAAGCGCTCGATGTCGGACTGATACCAAGCCACCATTTTGGGGCCTAGGCGAACCTGCGACGGGAAAGTGCGGTCCGACAGCTTGCGGTATATCGAGGTAGTCGACAACCCGGTGCGGCGTTGAACCTCAGGCATCCTCAGAAGGCTGTCTCCACGACGGTCAATCATGCTACCCATCCCTCCCTCCCTTCACCTTGTTGCTCTCGCTCATCGCGAAACCGGAGGCGGTCATGCGTCGATCCGATTTGCAGCTAAGTGGCGCAGGGCATCGAGCGCGAGAGCATCAACCTCCCGGAAGTCGTCGTATCCCGCTTCCCAGGTTCCCAAGCCTAGCGCCTTGAGCATCACCCGCAACGTATGGCGAGATACGCGGATGGACATGTTACCCTGCTCCGATATGCGCTTGCCCACCGCCTTGATGACCTGGCGCGCTCGGTCCTCGCTATACCTCACTTCCGCCCCTCCCCGTGCGAGAGGGCGGCGGCTACGGTGGGGAGTGGAAGCCAGCCATTGAACGCTAGATCGGAAACACCGCCGTACCCCGGGAACAGGTTCCACCCGAGGTCATATTCGCCCGGCGAAGCGCCTGGGTGACGTATTACAAACCAGCGGCCGTTATAATGCCGGTCGCGATCAAGCGCGTAATCGTTGTTATATCGGGCAAGGATGTACGATCCATCCTTCGGTGCGACCGACATCGGCCGTAGCTCCAACTCCCCCGCCGGGACCGCATCGACAGCGGGCGCGGGGGTGGCGGCGATATCCTCAACGGATTTCGTCTCGGATAGAGCGCGGGCATGTCGCCACCACTCGACCAACTTGGCGGCCGCTTCCTCATGACCGACAAGCCACGTCCGCTCGGCCAGCGTCTGATAGTGGACGAGCATAAGCACAGCGTCCTGCCATGCCTTATCCTGCATCCACTGGTGTAGTTGAGCCGCGTCCGCTTGGCCTTGCGCATAACCTGCGGTATATCGGTCCCCCTCCCCCGCATCGCCCGCGCTATTGGTGGCGGGCGCGGGGGCGGCGATCGACGCGACGCCCTGCAACTGCGGAACCGGCGTGCTGATCGGGTGACGATACGGATTAGTCATGGCCCTTCGCCTTTCCGATGCTGTCGATTGCTGCCGTCACCCGGCCAAGCAACTCGTCGTGAAGCTCGACACCGCACGGGTGCATCTTCTCGCGGGTGGTGATGAAGATGCGCGACGACTTGAGGTGCAATTCCATGTCGGCCAGCAACTGCACACGCTCGCGAATGTCCTCGGGGGAGGCGGCCCAGCTATCGGGTCGCACGTCTTCGCCCGCGCGGCTGTCGAGGGCGGCGAGGTGTTCGATTGCATTAAGCAGGATGGGAAGCGCGTTGACGGCCTCGACAATAAGCGTGGCATTCGCGGCGTCGTAGCGCTTCCCTACGTCAGTGCCATCGAACCCCGCCCACTTGACGATTTCCTTCCATCGCTTGTCGAAAGCGCTGCTACGAACCTTGGGCCTGTCGCCTTTCATGATAGCGAGCAGCCCCTGCCCACCGTCGAATACGCGCCATGGTCGGGCCGTTGCGGGCTTCAGGAGGGCGCGCAATTTCGGCAGCAACGCCACCGCCTCGCGCACAGCATCCGGCGTCTGTCGGGTGGTCATGGCTCGACCACTCCCCAATCGCGCGCCAGAACGTCCGGCGTCGAAGCGTTCCAGCCCGGCTGCTCGGTCCCCTTGGCGGTGTGCAAGTACATCGCGGGCTCAAAGCCAGCAGCGCACACGAGATAGACGTACATGCCCTTCCGTTCCAACCGGCGCGGGAAACCTTGCTGCCGCCCGTCATTGCTTCGATAGCCTGTCCGAAATTCATCATCGGTCGTCTCCGCCCGTCGAGGGATTGGACCAAGGCAACCAGCCAACAGGCTCGCCGCTACCTTGCGTGAAATGGTCGTGGCTCCAGCACCACCCCGCGAACTTCCATTCGTCTTCGCCGGTGTCTTCAAAGCCATTGAAGCCGATGGTCCAAGAGCGCGGGTGATCGTCCTCAAGCGCGCCACCACCGTCTGAATAGTCCACCAACAGGCGAACCATCGTTCCGTCCTTGGGGGCGTCGACCATTGGCCTGATCCCCTCCGCCTGGCGGATCGCGTCTGCGGAGAGGGTGGAGAGGGCAGAAAGGACGATATCCCAATCGGTCTGCGACAGGATCACACGATCATAATCGGGCTGCACTGAAAGCTGCCGAATGATCGACCGCTTCACGTCCGCCGCAGTCTCCACCGCCTCCCGATCCATCGCGGGCGGCGCGGCGCGAGAGGCTTCCTGACCGGCTGGCGAGGTGACGCGCGTGTTCCAAGCTACGACTGCAGCGGCTTTCGCAGCATCGTCGTCACCATCCACGATCGTCACGCCAGCACCGCACGCCGCGCAGTCCTCGCATTCGACAAAACGAGCGGCAGGCTCTGGGCTTTGTAAGGTCGCGGAGAACGACATGCTCACATCATCCGACCCGCAAAACGGGCACGGCAGCAGCTTCGCGCTATCGGGTATTTGGTCAGCCACGGGCGTTACTCCACTTCGCCTCGACCGGTGCGAACAGAGCGCAGCAGGCCGGGCATAGATGCGGGGGATTGGTCGACGGGGTGGCGCAGAGGTGGCGGGCCATCAGTACGGCTCCTCAACAAATGCGTAGCCGCCACGCTTGCCGTTAAACCGCTTGCTGTTGGCTCGGCTGAAGCGTGCACCGCCATGGCTAACCCAGCCGACATGCGGGTCATTGGTCACGTTGCGGATGCCGATGACTTCCTCGTTACGGAGGAAACTGCCAACAGACTCGACGCGGACGAAGCGAGTAAATCGCGGGTCCACCTCACGCCAGATTTGACCGACTACGGGCTTGGGCTGATCAACCATGTTCCGCCTCCCCCATGTCCTCATCGCCCCGCTTCTCACCAGCGTTGGGGTCAAGGGTGGTGGTGTCGACAGGCTCGGACTGACCGAGAAGGGCGGCAGCTGACAGGGGCTTCACCTCGCGCACGTCATTGGCGGCGCCAGCAGTGCCGAGCGACTCCCGCAGTTCCTCCGGCGTATAGATGCCCATCAACACTTCAGGTGCATGCAGGCGGACCCAGGCACGGCTGGCGAAGTATGCGAGTTGCTGTTCCGGATCCTGCTTCCACAGCGGGCTATTGCGGGTGGTGATGTTCTTGATCGCGACTCGGCGCGCCTTGATCGCATCATCGCCCTTGATCTTGCCCGTGACGGTGCAGACCAGTTCGTTGCCTTCACCCTGCCATTCCGGGTGCAGGCGACCGTCGAGCACGCCCGATGCGTTGATGACGGCGTTAACCAGTTGCGCTTCGTATGCCATCTTATCGCTGACGAAATAGGTCTTCGACGCGACCGAGAACGGGTCCATCGCCCACCGATTGGCCTGCATCACGACAGCCAGGCAGTCACCCGGCTTGCCGCGAAGATGGGGCGGCACGAAGTTGCTGGACGACATCAGCTTGGCAAGCTCCATCGCCTCTCCCATGGTTGCGGGCAGGAACATGGCGCGGGGTGCATTGTGTTCGCCAAGGTTGGTCGTGGCGATGGCGCGTGCCGCTACGTTGTCGGGGCGCTGCGGTTCGGCAGTCTGGATCTGGGTAGCCATTATGCGGCCTCCTTCTGTTCGGTTTCCGGCTCGCTGACCGGTTCGTTTTCGATAAGGGTATCGATCTGTTTGCGTGCCCAGCCGGTCAGGCCGCACAGCGTCGGTTCGTCGGAATATGCAGGCCACCGATCCGCGCTCAGGCAGTCGGCAAAGAGCCGGATCGCCTTGCGGTTAAGCCAGCGGCCCCGAGCCAGATCCTCAGCGGGCAGCTCGTAGAGCGACACCGAATGGGGCGCGTCTTTCTCGACCACGATATGCAGCCGATTGGTTGGGGCGTGACCGTGGCAGTGCTTCATACCATCGGCGTAGAAGGCCGCGCTCTGGTGGAAGCCGAAGTTGCTAACCGCACGTGCGAACCCATCCGGGCTGCAATGCGTGGGAGCCATGAACTTCAGGTCCACGTCGAGCCGAACAGTGCCGCCCGTGACGATGGTGTTCGACCGAAAATCTGGCCTGGCGCGAAGCCAGACACCGGTTTCTTCGTCCTTCCACGCCAGCGTTTCTTCGGTGACGCCGTTAGACAGCGCAGCCATGACCAGCGGGTTTGACCGCAGCGCCTTGGCGACGATCTCGACCGTCAGAGCGTCAGCGTGCTTGATGAGGCATTTGCCCGCCTCTCGCGCCTCGAATGCCTCCGCAATTGCCTCAGGCATTGCCTTGGTCTTGTTCCAGGCAAATCCGTCCGGCAGCACATGATAAGCGTCGGTGAACCGGCCTTCGAGCAGCAACATGTCGTGCGCCGCCTTGCCGATCGCGAAATGGCTCGCGTCGTCTTCCTCCGGCCGCTCCGGGTTCATGGGGCTGTCGTACCAGAAGTGGAAAGGCGACTGGCTCAGCAGCTTCTTGGCACCGGACGACGACAGCGACGGCGTAGGCAGAAGGTCCGCGTTACGATGATAGTCGTCGTTGCTGATATCCGGATACGCGCCGGGCGCGGTGATGATGCTCACAGCACCCACCACGGCAGCAAGACAGCAGCAAACACCACGACGATGGCGAGCATGTCCCCAGCGATGCGCCACGTGGTCCACTGGCGACCGGCTTCGTCGTGCCAGCGCCCTTCAGCCCGTTCCCGCTGGGCATCGGTCATCGGCGCGGCCCACGTGTGATCGCGGCCGGTGCGGGTGATGCGAAGCGGGGTCATGACTGCACCTGCGTCATGCTATCCATGACCTGGCTGACATGGTGATTATGCGCCGCAATCTGCGCATCGCTGAGATACCAGCCGTTCGGGCCACGAGGACGCGGCGCACGGAACGGACGCAGCTCGCGCTTCAGGCTGGCAATCTCATTGCAAAGCGACGTGATATTGCTCGACTGGTGCGCAACGCGCTCTTCCAGCTTGTGGATTTCCTCCGAACGCTGCGCAGCAACACGACGGGCGCGATCAGCTTCCTCGACCTTGCGGCCAAAGCGCTGCTTCAGCTTGAGCTCGTTGGCCTCCAGTTCCTTGATCCGCGCGTCACGGGGATCGACGGCAGCGTCAGACGATTTGCGAAGAAAATTCCACATCATGCGCCCTTTCCGGTGGCGAGGGTGATGGCGGCGCGGGCGGCTTCCACGGGGAAGCTGGCGAGCGCGCAAAGCGGTCCATTCTGGATTTCTACCGCCAGTGCGCGGTTGCCCGACTCCTGTGCATCAGCCAGACCTTGCCTCCAGTTCTGCAATGCGCGGTTATGCGCTTGGATCATGCCCTCCAGCGCCTCGAGCAGCGTCGGGCTGGCTGCGATCAGCTTGGCGTTGGCGCGCAGTTCATCATCAGCGGTGCGGATCACCTTGTCGCCAAAGGCACGTCGCTCACCACCGTTGACATAGCCGCCTTGCACATTGGCGCAGAACCGATTGACGCGACCATGCTCATCAAGTGCAAAAACGGTTATGTCCTGCCGGTCCCAAGGCCCCGGCGTGAAACCATGCTCAGCCATCACAGCTCTCCCTCTCGGTCCCAGCGCGCCGCCTGCTTGGCGTTCAGCGCGGCCATGCCAGCGTCGATGTGTGCGTGAATGGAAGCCCGGCGCTCGGTCACCTCAGCCTCGAAAGGCCGGGGGTTCTTCCAGTAGGCTTCCAGATCGGGGCAGCGCAGGGGCGCGCCGTCGATGAAGGTGATGTAGGTCATCACAGCCCCACCTTCGTCACGCGCCCACCAGCGATGGCGAACAGGGCGTCCGTCATGGCTTCGGGGGTGTAGTGGTAGAAAGGCGAGACGATCGGCTTATCGCCAACGATCGCTCGGCACTCGTTCAGCGTGCGGTTACGGTTCGCGGCCCGCTTCTGACCCACCACGTCCTGCGCGGTGATTGCGGTGTGGGCGGTCATGCCGGGAACCTCCGCAGAGTGTCAGCAAGCGCTTCACGACGCACTAGGCCGTCAAAGCGAACGCTATCGCCAGCGGGGCGAAAACCTGCGCGCTCAGCAAGACGAGCGCAGCGCTGGATAAACGCCATGAACGTCCACGTGCCGTGCTTGCGCATGCAAGATTGAGCGCCGTCTAGGGTGGGAGCGTAGCCGTAAGACTGAGCCCACCATGCGGCCCTAAGGCTGACCGCGCTCACTGTCCGCACCGTGCGAGCTGGTCGGCATGAGCCGAAATGGCGATGGCTTCTTCAGCTTCTTTGCGGCTTTCGAACAGGCCGTATGCGCACATGCTGCTCAGGTTCAGAATCTTGAACCCGCCGTCGACTTCGATAACCGCTTTGTTCTGAACCTGGGGCATGTCCACCTCCGTTGATGGAGGTGAATATGCGGAAACCGTATGGCATAGTCAATACGTATTCCGCATGGATGACAAAAAAATTATCGACCCGGATCCGGCCGAAGTCGGATCAATCTAGGAAAAATCCTCGATTGATAATCTGCGTCAATGAGAACATATTGAGAACATGGAGAACACAAGACGAGTCGCGGCTTTGCCCCAACCCGCCTGCGTGACTGGCTGCGACCCCTGTTCTGCGGTCTGTGCGGCTAAGCGCGTGATGCTCGCGGCATGGCTTAGTGAAGTGGAGGCACTGCGGCTTGAGCGACCGCCTCTAGCGCATCCTGGCTGGCATGAATGGCGGGACGCTCTGCAATCTGCCGAAGGTATCGTGACAAGGCTGACGCGAGAGGTCGAGCAGGCAACTCCCCCTGTTCAGACCGCGCAAGTCTCGCTATTTCCTGCACAATCGGCGCCAGCAGTTCTTCATTAAGGTACACCGGCTCCGCGATCGGTGCCGCCTTATCCTCAAGCTTGTAATGCTCGATAAGCTTGCGTCCTTCCTCGTAGGTCAGGTCGCGCAGCTTTTGCGATCGCGGATCCGGGCTATATAGCCGGGTGGCATTCGGCTGGCTGATGCCCAGCACCTTTCCCAGTTCGGTGCGTGTGACGCCCCGCTGGTCAAGAACACGAAGAATTTCGGTTGCCGTAAGCATGCACTCGCACTCGCTCAAAGGTGAGCAGGGCGCAAATACGCTATACGTATTTCCTATTGCGTAGGTCATGCGGAATACGTATAGTTTGCCGCATGATGACGGCTGCTGAAATCATCGACGCCCTTGGAGGCGCCACGGCGATCGGTCGAGAGATCGGCGCTCCCACAACCACCGTTCATGGCTGGAAGCGCACTGGATCGGTCCCCCCATGGCGTGTCGCTGCTTTGGTCGACCTCGCCAAGCGGCAGGGCAAGAGCATCACCGCGGATCATTTGGCTGACGGACGCAAAGGGCGCGCAGCATGAGCCCGATCCGCATCCGTAAAGTGCTGACCGGCGACTTGACGCCACTTCTGCGCAAAACCCCACCAGCCCCGACCTGTGCCCGCTGCGGCACGGTCTTGTGCGGCTGCTCTGACCATCATTGGAAAGGCTGAGTCATGACCGACCTGTTCCTGTTCTGCACCGGCTGGACGCTGGTGAGCATCGCATGCGGCTTCCTTGTCGCGCGCTGTATCCCGGCTTCGGCTGATGATGTTCGGTCTGTCCATAATGGGCAGCCTCTAGCCGAACGGGGGCAATGAGATCATGCCTCGCAGCACCGATCGTGTACAGAATATCATTTCGCGTCAGGAACACATGTTCCGGCTTGCGGAGCGTGACTACGGCCTGACCATCGCCATGCTGAGCGCTGAGACGGGCATCAGCAAAAACACGATGCTGATGTGGAAAAAGGACACGGCGATGCCAGCCTACGCGCTGGTGATGCTGTCAGCCATTATTCCCGACGAGCTCACCTCGCTGATGTACGAGCCGGTCGGCAAGCATATCGGCAGCGACGGTACGGATGACGACGGCGATATCGACGCTCTTGCCCGCGACTGCTCGCGCTACACCGCTGAGTATCTGAGCGCCGATAAGCCGCGCACGCCTCAGCAAATCGCCAATCTTCAGGACATTGCACGCCGCATTGCTGGCGTCGCTCGGAGGGTTTCTCATGGCTGATCTATCGGACACGCTTGCCGAACGCGGCTCACGCTACGGCGAATTCATCGACCACGCCAAGATCGCGCAGGCGTTGCAGATGATTATGCACGGCAGCGCGGCGCATCATGGCGAGATAATCAAAACGCGCTGGGACAACCTTGACGCAGACATGCGCCAGGCACTGACGACGATCGCTGACAAGATCGCACGCATTCTCAATGGCGACCCGGCCTACATCGACAACTGGCATGATATCCAAGGCTATGCTCGGCTGGTCGAAAAGCGCCTGGAGGCGTCGGCATGAAGCGCACTTGGACAGACGAAAACGTCACCAAGGCCCGCGATCTGGTCGCGGCTGGCGCATCAGCGCAGCAAGTAGCGGACGCTCTAGGCCTGACGCGCCGCGCCACGCTACTGGCGGCCTCACGGATCGGTTTCGGCACCTGGCAGACAAAGCCCGGCCGCGTCACCGAGGAAGCGCCAGACGACTTTGCGGAGATGTGGGAGCATCACACGCACCGCGAATTGGCGGCGCATTACCGGTGCCGCCCTTCAAAGATCAGCCGGTGGGCGCATTCGCTCGGGCTCGGTCGCAAGCGGGGTGAGCAGATTGCAGAGCGTCGCACGCCTCCACGTCCTCTCCCCCGCACGGTCGACAAGCAAAGTTTCGTCATACCGGTACGGCCCGAAGGCTATCAGCGCGACATGTCGGAGGCCGGGCAGGCCGCTGACTTCATGCGCCGCGATCGCCGGGTGTTCCGGTGCGACCTGAACGGCAACCAGAACGCCAAGGGCAAATACTGGATGTGCGGCATCGTCTGGATGACGGATGCGGAGCTGATTGAGCGTGCTCATTCCAAGGGCTTCCGGGCCGTGCGGTGGGCGGCATGAAGCACTACGGCAGCAAGCCATCGACCGCCGCTGAGCGGGAAGCGATGCTCTATCACTTTCTCGGCTTTGCGCGTCCGGAGAAGGTCGCAGAGCAGACCGCTCAGTCGCTGGCAGAACGATACGGCGTCAAGCTGCACGTCGCTGAGGCGGCGATGCAGAAGATGGGGCGGATGCTGTGAGTGCGTTCGCTATGCTGGACGAGCTGGAAGCGCCGCTGAAGCCGACTCCGCGCTTCACCATCCAGCCGATGGACCGCGACGATCGCACTGAATTGGAGCGTCAGACGGCGTTTCTCTCGCTTCTGCGCATCACCGCGCCATCCGTCATGGCCTGGGCTGTGCCCAATGGTCACAATCGCGGGCTGAAGGACCGGGTGAAGGCCAAGAAAGAAGGGCTGAAGGCCGGTGTCCCCGACCTGACGATATGCTGGAACGGTGGCGTCGCTTTCTTCGAGTTCAAGGATGCGCGAGGCAAGCCGTCCGATGCACAGATTGACCTGCTGAATTACCTTCAGGATTGCGGGCATAACTGCGCGATCGTGCGGACGCCCGAATTTGCTATGAACAGGCTAGCCCATTGGGGCGCGCCGGTCCGGTTGATCCGCTGATGGCGTCGCAGCACGCATCGCCTGCGCCGTCTTGGAACGGCTTTCGCGTGACCACATTCGCTGGTCAGCACGACTCCCATATCGAAACCGGGGAGGACTACCGGACCATTGCGCTTGCATCGGTCTTCACCGGCAAGCCGCAAGCCAAATCCAAGATGGCTGGTGATGCCATCTTGGCGTCCAGCTACCACAATTACGATGCCCGGTCGCACGAGGCTCAGCGCCAGCATGGCTCTTTCGTGGCTCTGGTGGGGGACATCGATAAGGGTGACCTATCGCTGCCGGTCATCCGTGATGCGGTTGAAGCGTTTGCTGATGGCGCGGCGTGGCTGATCTACACTAGCGCGCATTCGCGTGATGGCGACCAGCGCTGGAGGCTCGTCTTCCCCCTCTCCGACGCGTGCGGCTTCGACCAATGGGTTGACGGACAGGAAGCGCTTTTCACCTTCATGGAAAGCCGTGGCATTCCCATGGACCATGCGCTCGCGCGTGCCGGTCAGCCGATCTATCTGCCGAACGTGCCACTGGCTTACAAGGACGGCACTCCACTGCGCGATGGCGCTGGCGAGCCGATCTATTATCAGTCCGTGCATAGCGGGCTCGACGCACCCGGCTTGGACCTGTCGCGTGGGATTGTCGCAGGCGGTATTGCTGCCATTCGCCAGAAGCGCGCGGCCGACGATCGGGAACGCGACGCGCTAAAGGCAGAGGCCGCACGTAGGTTCGCTCAGAAGCCCCGCCAGGACGGCGCCGGGATTATCGAGACATTCAACGCTAATACCAGCGTCGAGACGATGCTGACCCTTTGCGATTATCAGCAGAGCCCCCGCAACGGTGATGACTGGCGATCACCGCAGCAGACCGGCGATACCTATGCCACCCGCGTCATCGACGGCAAATGGATCAGCCTGTCAGCAAGCGACGCGGCGTCCGGCCTGGGGTCGAAGTGCAAGAGCGGATGCTTTGGCGACGCGTACGACCTGTATGTCCATTACAAGCACGGAGGCGACCATAAGGAAGCCTACCGCACACTGGGACGCGAACAACGCGGCGCAAACGTCGTGCAGGGCAATTTTGGCGGGCACGCTCAAGACCCCGGCTATCTCGAAATGCCGGAATGGGTCCAGTCGCAGCCCGAAGAACCCGATTACGAGATCGCGATCGGCGTTGAGCCTGAGGCGAAAGCGCAAGCAGACGAAACCGCGCTGCTGCCTTTCGAGTGGTTTGATGAGATCGATGCCCAGCTTGAGGGCAACTGGCTGGTCGAGGATCTGATCCCATCGAACGGTTTATGCCTCGTCTACGGCCATCCAGGCTGCGGCAAGAGCTTTTTCGCGCTCGACATGGCCATGCATATTGCCCGTGGGCAGTCGTGGCGTGACCGCGACGTTAAGCAGGGTCTGGTCGTGTATGTGGGCGCTGAAGGGCAGCGAGGCTTACGTCAGCGTGTCGCGGCGTACCGGATGCATCACAGCATCAAGGAAATGCCGTTCGTCCTGATTCCCGTCGAAGTCGACATGCTGCGAGCCGATGGCGACCTGTCGAAGGTCCTCAAGACGATCGAGGCGGTGGCAGAGCGCTACAATCTGCCGGTCGCAATGGTCGTGTTCGACACGTTGTCCCGCACCTTTGGTGGCGGCGATGAAGTAGGCTCCGACATGGTCGCCTACATCAACAATGTCGGGCGCGTGCAGGCGGCTTTCCAGTGCACCTCGATGGTCATCCATCACCGCCCGAAGGACAGCACAAATGAGACGCCACGCGGCCATGGTTCGCTGTGGGGTGCTTGCGACACCATCATCCTGGTCGAGGATAAGGGCGGCCCTAAACAAGCGAAGGTGACCAAGCAGAAGGATGCGGACCCGGCTGCACCAGTCCTGTTCGAGCTGAAAGTTGTCGAGCTTGGCGAGGACGAAAAAGGGCGGCCTGTCACGTCGTGCGTGGTCACTGGATCGTCCTCGGTCGTAGTGCCGGACAAGAAGGCGGATAGCCTGTCCGATGGGCAGAAAATCGCGTTCGAGCAGCTATGCAAAGCCCTGTCTCAGACCGGCTCCGTGCATGGTCATGACGTGCCTGAAAAGGCCCTCCCTTTCGGCTTCGAAACCCGAGTTTGTAGGGTGTCTGAATGGCAGTCGCGGACAACCTCTGCGCTCGCTGGACCGGACAGGAGCCCGGACACCCTTGACCGAACCTTCAGGCGCTATCGTGACCGCTTGCAAGCTCTTGGAATCGTTGGCATTCATGGAGATTTTTCATGGCGAGTGAAGTGAGCGGACACCTATCCGGATACCCTGTCCGGACACCTATCCGCCCCAGTTCCGGACAGGTCGGACACCCCGGACACCCCTATATAGAGGGTGTCCGGGTGTCCGCCGGGATGGGGGGACGCTGAAATGATCCCATTCGACACTCAAAACGGGACCGCTTTCATTGATCCGAGAAGGGTCGTGGGAGTGGAGCAGATTGGGGATGACGTGCGCGTCATGCTCGACGGTGGACACGGCATCCTCGCTGTCGACGCCAAGGTCGCATGGATCGCGGAATGCATCCGCGACGAGATCGATGACACCCAACCCGTAGTAGGAATTTGAAATGGCAGGCAGCGTCAACAAAGTGATCCTCGTCGGCAACCTAGGTCGCGACCCGGAGAGCCGCTCGTTCCAGAACGGCGGCAAGGTGGTCGAGCTTCGGATCGCGACCTCAGAAAGCTGGAAGGACAAGCAGTCCGGGGAGAAGAAGGAAAAGACCGAGTGGCACACGGTTAAGGTCTTCAACGAGGGCCTAGCGAACGTCGCTGAGCGTTTCCTGCGCAAGGGGTCGAAGGTCTACATCGAAGGCCAGCTGACGACCCGCAAGTGGCAGGACCAGTCCGGCGCTGATCGGTATTCGACCGAGATCACGCTTCAGGGCTTCAACTCGGTCCTGACGATGCTGGATGGGCCGGGGCAGTCAAATGGCTCTGCGGGCAATACCGGGGGCAATCAGCAGCGCGGGCAGTCTCAGGGCGGGTCGTTCGGCGGTGACGACCTGAACGACGACGTTCCTTTTTGATGTCGTTGACCCGCTTCCTGGTCGACGCCCTGCGCGACCCCGACCTGCGCCGCAGGGCCCGCGCACGACCGGCCGCTGCGGCACAGCATTACGGGCTGAGCGAGGCGACCGTGGCGGATTACCTCAAGTATATGGGAGAGAAGTGATGCTTACCGACGAGAAGACTGGATCCGTAACAGCGCCCTGCCCTGCATCGGACGATGTGAAGCGGGCGTTGCTGGCATTCCGCGAAATCGAGCGCCGTCGATATGCCCTGGACTATGAGGCGGCTGACCTGCTGGCTGCGTGTCAGGCCTATGTCGCGGCTTACGAAGCTGGCACGGGCACGATCCATGTCAACGATCAGATCCGCGCCGCCATCGCCAAAGCCCTCCCCGCCGCGCAGGGGGACGGTGAATGAGCAATCGCATGAGATGGACCGTCGCGATGACCGTAGCACCGTATCTGCTCGCGGTGTTCGTGTCGCTCGAACCCAACCCATTCGTCTGGGACTGGCTCGTCAGACTCACGGTAGGTTTGTTCACTCTGATCTTTGGCGTGATGACCTACATCTGCCCTTTCATCCAGGAGCCCGCAGCATGAGCGACGACCTGAAGGTGGATTGGGGGAAGCCCACGCCAGCCGAGCACGCTGGGGGTGCTTACGATCCAGATTGTGCCGAATGTAAATCCTATGCCCAGTACGATTTGCGAAGTCCCATAACAGACGACCTCGCCAGGCGGATGGAGGCGCTGGTGCAGAAGGTGGCGAGCGTACCCGAATGGGTATTGCGCAATTCATCCGATCAAGCGCGCGCAGACTGTGCAGAAGCCCGCGCCATCGTGGCCCTGCTCCCCGAGCCGGTGGATGGCGACCTCGAATTCGCTCGCGAGATCATTGCCGATGCGGTGTCATATGGCGAGCAATCGGTGCGCCAGCCCGAAGCCAAGACATCACGCGATTTCCGCAGTGGTGAGTGTGACGCTGGCGACCTGATCGCACGCGTCGTCAAGCAGCTTCGCACCCGCGCCCTTGAGCGCGACACCAGGGAGGGGTGAGGGATGAATATGCGAACGGTAGCCCATGTATTTGCGGACAAGCTCAGCCGAGCCGGTCTGCTTAGCGATGAGGACATCAACATGCTGACGGCGCTGAACAGCCGAAAGGACAACCGCCGTCGCTGGACGGCGCAGGAGGATCGTACGCTGCAACGGCTGCGGCTCCGGTCCAGCATCCCCCAGGTGGCGGACAAGCTCGGGAGGACGCCTGAGAGCGTCAAGCAGCGGCTGAAGAAGATGCGGCGGAAGGAGCGGGCGAATGTCTGAAACAACAGACCAAAAGAAGCCGCATCGGTTCCAGCCTGGCCAATCTGGCAATCCGGGCGGTCGACCCAAGGGCGCGCGTCACAAGCTGGGCGAAGCGTTTCTGCTGGCGCTACAGAAGGACTTCGAGCAGCACGGTGAGGAAACGATTGCAACCGTGCGCGATAAGAAGCCAGATCAGTATCTGAAAGTTGTGGCGTCTATCCTGCCCAAGGAACTGGAACTGAGCGAGGATACAGTTCAAAACTTTGTGAACGTGGTGTTTAAGGCGTGAGAATATATCTGCAAAAAGCTGGCAGCAATCCTGATCAGGCGCTTTCTGCCTTTATAGAAGGCCCTGAGCTTGAAAAGCTGGACATCAAAATTGGCGAAAAGGTGCGCGTAGAAGGGCAGCCAGATGATGTAGTCTGGAAAGTGATGCGCATACAGCATGTCTGATATCGAACTACCGGATTGGTCCCGTCAGCTATTCCAGCCCAGCCGCTTCAAGGCCATGTGGGGCGGCCGTGGCGGGGGCAAGTCGCGCTCGGTGGCCTCTGCTTTGGTCCTGAAGGCCCTTCAGAGCCCCGAAAGGGTGCTTTGCGCCCGTGAGGTGCAGAAGAGCATCAAGGATAGCTCCAAGAGGCTCCTAGACGACGAGATCGCGCGCATGGAGGTCGGGCACCTGTTCGACAGCACCGAAAGCGAGATACGCGGCAAGAACGGCTCGTTGTTCATCTTCGCGGGCCTGCGGGGCAACGCCAGCCAGATCAAATCGCTTGAGGGCGTGACGATCGCATGGGTGGACGAGGCGCAGACGATTACGCAGGCGTCGCTCGACACGCTGATCCCGACCATCCGTGCGCCTGGCTCGGAAATCTGGCTGACGTGGAACCCGCTGCGCGCCGAAGATCCGGTGGATGCCATGTTCCGCAGTGACGTGCCACCACCCGACGCCAAGGTGATCGAGGTCCAGCACGATGACAACCCATGGTTTCCCGACGAACTTCGCGACCAGATGGAGTGGCAGCGTGCGCGTGACTTCGACAAGTATCTGCACATCTGGCGCGGCGCCTACTGGACCAACAGCGAGGCGCGGGTTTTCAAGAACTGGCGTGTTGGTGCCGAGGTCGAGTTCGAGGGTGCCAGCGTGGCTGAATTTCGGCTGGGTGCCGACTTCGGTTACAGCATTGACCCGTCCTGCCTGGTCCGCTGCTATCTGCGCGGGCAAACGCTCTTCATTGACCACGAGGCGTACAAGATCGGGTGCGAGATCGAGCAGTTGCCCGAGTTGTTTAGCCGCGTTCCAGAGGCTGAGAAATGGCCGATCACGGCGGATAGCAGCCGCCCCGAAACAATCAGCTATTTGCGGCGCAATGGGTTTGATCGCATCCGCCCGAGCATCAAAGGACCTGGCTCAGTTGAGGAAGGCATCGCGTTCCTCCAGTCCTATGACATCGTTGTGCACCCGCGCTGCGTCCACATTGCCGACGAATTGGCGACCTACAGCTACAAAAAGGACAAGCTGACGGGCGAGCCAATCCCGCAGCTGGAGGACAAGAACAACCACCTGATCGACGCGCTGCGTTATGCGTTGGAAGGCGTCCGGCGGATCAAGGAAAAGCCCACGTTGACGTTCGCCATCCCCTCCATAGCCCGCCGATAGGACACCAAAAGACACCGCGCGCTGCATAGGGGCGTTGCCGTATCTTCCCGCCGATGCAGGAAGAGCCGAGCGAGACGCCTGAAGGCACCGAGCACGACAAGGTGCACGCTCGCGCTATGCAGCGGTTCGATGAGGCGGTTCTGCCGCAATTTCCGGTTCGCGAACTGGCTCTCTTGGCGCGGCGTATCGCCAACATTCCTGGCGCAATCTGGGAAGGTGCGTTCGGTGACCAGTTCGAGCAAGTCATCAAGCTTGACGTGCACAAGCTGAACCGGGCTATCCGGAAGGCTGAGACGGATTACCGGCAGAACCGGATTGTGCCCGACTTCCGCCCGGCTGGCGGCTCCAGCGATAACGACACGGCTGATACGCTGGACGGGATGCACCGTGCCGACAGCCAGCACTTCAAGGCGCAGCAGGGCCGCGACAATGCGTTCAGCGAGGCGTGCACGGGCGGGTTCGGTGCCTATCGCCTCTGCAATGAGTGGGCCGACCCGCTCGACAAGGACAGTGACGAGCAGCGCATCAACCCGGCCGATACGATCGTTGACGCTGACCAGTCGGTGTTCTTTGATCCTGGCGCTGTCCAATACGACAAGTCTGATGCGCGCTATGCCTTCGTCGTCCGCAAGCTGACGCGTGAGGCGTTCGAGGAAGAGTACGAAGACGCCAAGATGGTCGATTGGCCAAACGGCATTCCGAACCGTTCGTGGATGGGCTGGTTCCAGCCGGATTTCATTGCGGTTTGCGAGTATTACGAGATCGAGGAAAAGGACGAATATGTCCTGATTTTCGAACTTGAGGCGACTGGTGAGGAACAGCGTCACTGGCAGAAGGAAATCAGCGCAGAGGATCGTGCTGACCTGCTGGCGCTGGGCTGGACAGAGCGTAAGCGCAAGGCGACCCGCCGTCGTTGTCGCAAATACGTTCTGTCGGGTGCTGAAGTGCTGGAGGATCGCGGCCATATCGCGGGCGGCAACATCCCGATCGTCCCGGTCTATGGCAACCGCGCCTATGTCGATGGCGTCGAATGGTTCACCGGCCTTCTGACCAGCGCCAAGATCGACAGCGCTCGGCTGTATGCGGCGATGGTGTCGCGGCTCGCTGAAATCCAAGCGTTGGCACCGCACGAACGACCGATCTTCGCGGCTGAGCAGATGCCCCCGGCCCTCGCAGAGCAATGGGCGCGCTCGCACATCGACCGCCATCCATATGCGCTGGTTCAGCCGCTTATTGATCCCAATACGGGCGGCATCGTGGCGGCTGGTCCGATCGGTAAGGTCGAGCCGCCCCAAGTCCCGCAGACACTGGCGGCTCTGCTTGAACTCGCCAACCGCGACGTGACCGAGGATGACAACGACGGCGCTGAGCAGGTCCGCGCCAACACATCCGCTGATGCGATGGACATTGCGGCCGCGCGTGTTGATGCGAAATCCGGCGTTCTGCTCGACAACAACCGCCAGTCCGTCCAGCGCGAAGGCGAACTGTACCTGGCGATGGCGCGGGAAATCTACGTCGAGGAAGGCCGTGAGGTCGAGACAATGACCGAGGATGGCGACGACGGGACCGCGATCCTTCAGGAGCCGTATTACGACGGGCCCGAGCTGAAAACCCGTAACGATTTTGCGACCGGCAAGTACAAAGTCATCGCTACTGTAACTGAAGCGACTGCAACCCGTCGTGACCGTACCGTCAAGCAGATGCTGGGTCTCGCTGAAATCAGCATTCAGGCACAAGATATTCAGGGCGCTCAAGCAGCGTTGGTGGTTGCCGTGGCCAATATGGATGGCGAAGGAATTCAGGACATCCAGCGCTGGAACAGGAAAGCGCGTGGTCTGCCGATGGGGCTTTTTGAACCCACCGAAGACGAGCAGCGCGAGATGGCTGAGGCGCAGCAGAACCAACAGCAACAGCCCGACCCCGCCGCCATGGTGGCAGAGGCACAGGTTGGTGCGCTGCGGGCCGGCGCTACCAAAGACATGGCCGCCGCTCAAGAAATCGCGTCCCGCATCCCGCTCAACCAGGCCAAGGCGGCCGGTGAGCGTGTGGATGCAGGACTGCGGCCGATGGAGGTCGCGAACGATCAGGAAAACACGACCACGCAGCGCATCCGGACGGGTGCGGAAATCCAAGCGTGGGAGCAGGAGCAACGGCAGGCGCAGTCGGCTGCATGAGCAATCTGGCAGAGGTCATTTCGCTCTACGACACCAACGCCAGCGATATTGCGGCAATGCTTCGCCAAGCGGCTGACAGCATCGAATTGGAAGAGGCTGAGGGATTTCAGCGGACGCGCTGCATTGTGGCGGTCCAGATCACCGAGGACCGCCACATCAAGGTCTATGGGTGGGGTAAAACGGACATCACCGACAGCATCGGCGTGCTGACCGTTGGCGCCTCGTACCTCACGAATACGCTCTTCAATGCCCAGGACGAACACGAAAACCCCTGACAGCGACCACCGGCTTACGGGTGAGGAGGCGACATGAACAGCGAGTACCCCAAGATGCTCTACCGCGTCGGATCGTACGACGATCACATGATCCATGACGGGCCGGTCAAGATCGGCAACGAGTTCGCCAATGAGACGCGCGTGGTCGACAGCCGCGAAGCTGAAGAAGCCGCCAAGGCTGATGGCTGGAAGACGGCACCGCATCACAAGGCAACCTTGCAGAAGGCGACGGCGGCATGAGCGACCAGCAGCAGGATGATGAGATTCTGGACCTGACCGAGGACCAGGAGATCGAGCAGCACGACCAGCAGCACGACGACGCTGAAGGCGGTGACGACGAGCAGGAAGAGGAAATCCTGCAATTCGATGGCGATGACGCTGAGCCTGAGCAGGAAACGGACCTTGTCCGCCACCTGCGCCAGCAGATCCGCGACCGCGACAAGCAGCTTCATGCCAGCCGAAAGGCACCTCAGGCTGAGCAGCTGATCGAGGTCGGAGAGCGGCCCACGTTGGAGAGCTGCGAGTACGACAGCGAGCGGTTCGATCAGGAGTTTGATGCCTGGGAAGGGCGCAAGGAGCAACGCCGTCAGCAGGATCAGCGCCTAGAGGCATCGCAGCGTGAACAGGCGCAACAGTGGGAGCAGGTCAAAACCGGCTATGCCACCGCAAAGTCCAAGCTGCCGTTCGCGGACAAGGAGCAGGCGGAGGCCACCGCGTTCGACAGCCTGTCCGAGGTGCAGCAGGCGGTGATTGCCAAGTACGCCGATAACCCGGCGCTGGTCATCTACGCGGCGGGCAAGAACCCCACGCGATTGGCATCGCTGGCAGGCATCGAGGACCCACTGAAGCTGGCCAAGGAAATCGGCAGACTGGAGGCAACCATGAAAGTCACGAAACGCGCCCGCCCTCCTCAGCCCGACCGGGCGGTTCGCGGCAGCGCGATCAACGCCAGCACGACCGACAAGCGTGAGAAACAGCTTGAGGATGAGGCCGACCGTACTGGCGATCGGACAAAGCTGATCCAGTATCGGCGTGAGCGTCGCCAAGCATCGGCATAAGGACACCGAAAAGACCCCCTCAACCACGGCAATATAGCTGCGTATAGTGAGCGGGCACGAACCAGCGACCTCCGGCTGAGACGGGAGAGACGAGTGCAAGGGCGGGCAACCGCCATTCGTCTCATCCGGAGGTTTAAATGGCTACCAGTTTCACCCGCGAAGAGCGGGTTATGTTCGATGACATGATCGAGGGTTTCGAGGATCAGCTCACTTACGCCAAGATGGCGCGCAAGTACGAGCCCCTGACGCCCGAAGAGATGGTTCATACCCGCGATCGTGTCTGGGTCCCCGCCCCTATGATCGGCTCGTCGTATGACGGCTTCGACCAGACCAGCAACTTCGACGGCCTGACCGAACTGTCGGTCCCCGTGTCGGTGGGCTTCCACAAGTCCAGCCCGAAGGTGCTGAGCGCCAAGAACCTGCGCAACAAGACTGCGCTCGCTCAGTACGGCAACGCCGCGAAGGTCAAGCTGGCGGCGGACATCAACGCAGAACTGCGCAATCGCGCCGCGCTGGAAGGATCGATCTTCGTCAAGCGCACTGTCGCGCCCACCGGTTTCGATGATGTTGCCCTGGCCAATGCGGCGATGACCGAGGTCGGTGTGCCGCTGGATGACCGCCGCTATATGGTCGGGATCCGTGCATCGATCGGCATGGTGTCGAATCTGGCCAATCGCGCGGAAAGCACCAGTCGCTCGCAGGACGCCTACAGCAAGGCGCTCATCAACTCGAACGTCGCGACTTTCGGTGTCTATCAGGACGATCAGCCGATCCGCCTGGCGGCCGCCGCTGGCGGCGCGACTACCGTCAACGGTGCGAACCAGTTCTGGGAACCGGCCGCGACGCAGGACCAGGCTGGGGCTCCGGCCGTTCAGGGTGCCGTTGGCGAAGTCACCAACCGCGACAACCGCTATTCGCAGCTGGTCGTCACGTCCGCCAACATCGCTGGCGTCAAGAAGGGCGATGCGTTCACGATCGCGGGCGTCAACAGCGTCCATATGATTTCTAAGAAGGACACTGGCCAGCTTCAGACCTTCCGCGTGATCGCAGTCAACACGACCAACAACACGCTGACCGTGGCACCGGCAATCATCTCGAACGGCGGCAACACGATCGGCGGTCGCGAGTATCAGAACGTCACCGCCACGCCCGCCAATGGCGCTGCGCTGACCTGGCTGAATACCGCAACCGCAGAGCTGAATCCGTTTTTCCAGGGCTCGGGCCTGCTGCTGCTTCCGGGCTCGTTCTCGGTCGACCCGGCTGACGGCTGGGAGGTGATGCGCGCGACCACCCCGACGCTGGGGATCGCCATCACCTACACGCGCCAGGGCAACGTAAACGACCTCAGCGTCAAGTGCCGCTGGGACGTGGATTTCGGCACGGCGCTGCTCAACCCGCAGTTCGCGGGCGCTGAAATGTTCAACCAGGCGTGATGGAGGCTGATATGGTAACGAACAAGGCAGACACGACGCCTGCGAACCTTGAGGCCAATGCGCCGGAAGGTCTGGCACTGACCGACAAGGAGCAGATCGCCGCCCGCAAGGAGGGCGCCAAGGAGGCGGTCAAGGAGTCCGCGAAGGACAGCTACATCGGACTGACTGATGGCGTGCTGCCGGGTGAACCGGCTGTGGATCGCTGGCCCGGCAAATCGGAAATCCAGCAGTGGGCGCACATGATCGACTGGTCGATCGATGATCTGAAGAAGGCGTTCAAGGACGGCGCAGTACCCGATGACAAGGTGGCGGGCCTTCTGGCGCTGGAGCGCGCCGGTCAGAACCGCACTGACTGGGTGAAGCTGTTCATGAAGCAGATCGGCGTCGACAGTCCGTACGAGGTGACGGACGCAGGGCCGCCCTACACCAACGATACGACGAGCGTGACCAAGCTCTGACCTTCCGGGCGGCCTCAGTGCCGCCCTACCTTTTGAGGTGCCTATGCGAAGTGGTATCGGCAATAGCGCCAGTGATCCCGTTTTTGTCCAGGCCGTAGGCGGCGGTGCCTCTGGTCCGCAGCCGTCCACAGGTAGCCAGTCGGTAACGCCCGCGACTGACAGCCAGCCTTTCCCGGTCGTCGGCAACGTCGCAGCCAATTCAGCAGACAGCGGCGCGCCGGTTAAAGTCGGTGGCGTCGTCGCCACGAACCTTGCTTTCTTTGCCGATGGCGTGCGGTCGGATTTCCTCACGGATAGCCGCCGCCAGCTTCGCGTTGTCGTGGGCGGCGCGGCTCAGGCACCCGTCGACACAGGGACGCAGGTCCTGCTCTCCTACCCTCCCGGCGTAGGTAGTGGCACAGCTTTTGCATCTGGTTCGCTTGGTTATGCCTGGAACGGGACGAACGTCATTGCCGTGCGCGGCGATACGAGCGGTCTGTTTCTCGGTGCCAACCAGTTTTGGACAGAGGCAACTACCGGTTTGGCAGCGTCTGCGACCGCCAATGGCGCTTTGCGCTCGAACGGCGGCACCGCTGGCGGGACCGGTTCGCGGTTCTCGTTCTTTGTTGCAGAGGCATTCTCGGATGTTGCTGGCGGCACGCTGTTCATCGACAAGACAGTCGACGGTGGCACGACCTATCGCCAAGTCGGATCGATCGCCTTGGTTGCGAACACTAGCGTTTCTCTCAAGGTGCCGCTGAGCGCAGCGGGCTACCGTACGCGCGTCGTGAACGGAACGACTGCCCAAGGCGCAGCTCTCGTTACCTCTGCATTCTCGCTCAACTGAGGCCAGCTATGACCGTAGATCCACGCTATGCCTATCTGGAAGATGCTAAGGGCAACAAGTTTCAAGTTTTGAAGCCGGCGCAATATGAAGAGCGCCCTGTCATCGGCGACGATGGCCAGCCCACCGGTGGCATGAAGCGGATCGAGCTGCCGCGTGAATGGGACGAGGCTGCGACCGTAAAGGCGATGAAAGATGCCCGGTGAAGCCCTCATAGACGGCAAGCAGCAAACTACTAGCGTAGTCCAGTTCGTAGACGGATCAGGCAATTACATGCCCGTCGCCGATTTGCTAACCCTCTATCCGGCCACGGCCGCATATCGTGGCCGGTATGCCCGCGTGAGCGACCTTTGGGGCAATGTGCAGACCATCATGGTCTGTGAAGGGGACGCCAGCGGCTATTACTGGCGCCCTCAGCGCACGGATTACGCCCCTGCTCCGGTCGCAATGACCAGCGGCTCCATGTCGCTAATCCCGTTGGTGACGGCCCCCGTGATTAACCTGACCGGCACTCTGACCGGCAATGTCACGATCACACCCAGCACGCAAAATGTGTGGCCAGGCGCGCAATTCACCGTGTCGAGCAACAGCGTCATCGGCGCACTGCTTGGGATCAACATCACTGGCTTGGTAGGGGCTGGCACTGTCCCGCTGCTGTCGGGTGGCGTGCGCACCATCACTTATTTCTCAGGATCTGGCTGGAAGGCTTCGTGATGCAGCTTCAGGTTGGTGATTTTCTGTTTGGCTATCCCATCGTCGGTATCGCGGACGGCAAAGTACTGGTCCGGCTCCCGAGCAACATCGACGTGGAATACGACTATGCGTACTTCACTGCCAATGTGCTGGCGGCGTTGGCTGCGGTCGGGGCCTACGTTCCGAAGGCTGACTGATGACCGTCACGATATCCATCCCGTCCGGCCGCCCCAAGCGCGACATCATCGAGCTTGCCTTTGATGACTGCGGGCTGGCGGGTTACGAGTTTGACCGGACGCCGGAGGAGCAGACAGTAGCGCTGCGCAAGCTGAACGCGCTGATGCTGGAATGGCCGTGGAACAAGCTGGGTTATACCCAGCCGACGTACGGCGTGGGCCTTGCCGAAGAGCCTAGCGGCCTGCCCGACGACACGATCAACGCGGTAGCGCAATATCTCGCGCTGCGGATCGCGCCGGGCATCGGCAACAGCCTGAGTGACGAAACCAAGCGCGCAATGTCGCGCAGCCTCATGACGTTGCAGTCCCAATATGCGGTCATTCCCGTCATGGAGGTGCCGGGCAATACCAATCTGGGTAGCGGGGATAGCCGCTCGCGTGGCCTGTACCCGTGGAGCACGCGCGCGCGATGACCGAGGTGTCGATCGTCTCGGGCGTGACCGCCAATGAACAGGCTGAATTTGAGTTGGCCTATCCGGTCAACCTCGAACCCATCATTGTGAACAGCCGAATCAGCCGGGGGCAGTTGAGGACCGCCCCGGGTGCATCGCAGATTGGCATCGGGCCTGGCATTGATCGCGGCGGCATCGAATGGAACGGCGTCTGCTATCGCGTGATGGGTACCAAACTGGTGACGGTGACACCAGCTGGCATCGTAACGCAGCTTGGCGATGTGAGTGGCACTGGACCGGTCGGGCTGGATTATAGCTTTGACCGGCTAATCGTGCGGTCATCGGGCAAACTGTTCTATTGGGATGGTTCGAACCTCACACAGATCGTGGACGAGGATCTCGGCAACAGCGTCGACGCCATGTGGATCGACGGCTATACCATGTCGACGGACGGCAAATTCGTCGTCGTGACCGAGTTGAACGACCCGTATCAGGTCAAGCCGTTGAAATATGGCTCGGCAGAGGCGGACCCGGACCCCATCACTGGTTTGGTCAAGCTTCGCGGTGAGGCCTATGTGCTGGGCAGCAACACCATTCAGGTTTTCGCTAACCAAGGCGGTAATGGGTTCCCGTTTCAGACGATCCGTGGCGCGACGATCCAGACCGGCTGCATCTCGGCATCCGCCAAGTGCCTGTTCGGCAATACCTTTGCTTTCGTGGGCTCCTCGCGTGGCGACGCGCTCGGGGTCTATGTGGCTGGCCAAGGCACGGCGGATAAGATCAGCACGCGGTCGGTAGATGACGCACTGGCGGCGGAGCAGAACCCCGCCGGGATCATGGTGGAGCGCCGCGTCTCGCGTGACGAGATGCGACTGTTCGTCCACTTGTCGAACGAAACGTGGGTCTTCCTCGCTAAGGCATCGCAGGCGGCGGGGGAGAGCATCTGGTATCGGGCGCATTCTGGCGCGGGCCAGCGCTATCGCCTCCGCAATGCGGTCGATATCGGTGGCAAGTCGATGGTGGGTGATGTGAACAGCCCTGCCCTCGCCATCCTCGACGCTTCAATCAGCTCGCACTTTGGTGAGACGACGCAGTGGTCGTTTGACGCAGGTTTGGTCTACAACGAAGCACGCGGCGCTATCCTTGATAAGGTTGAGCTGGTCAGCCTGTCCGGCCGGGGTGACGAAAGCGAGGGATCGGCTGTCTTCATGTCAATCACACGTGACGGGCGCACATTCACCCAGGAGCGTGTTGTGACGCTGGGTTCCCGTGGGGAGCGTACGAAGCGCATCCAGTGGCGCCCGCACTTCCGCATGCGCAATTACTGCGGCTTTCGCTTCAGGGGCTTCTCACGGGCGCTAGGAGGCTTTGCGGCGTGCGAGGTCACGGCAAGGCCGTTGTCGGTATGACGCCAGCGCCTACCCTTCCGCGCGACCTCTTGGCGGCTGCGCTTGGCAATCCACGCTTGGTCGCGGCGTTCGAGCAGCAAAGCCTAGTCGTAGCGGAAACACAGGAGGCGACGGGGACCAATGCCGAAGCAACGAACGCCTTACAGGATGCGTCCTTCTTGGTTCTCGCGCCTAACTCGACGCTTACCGCTGAGCGAGTCTTCACCGCAGGCGACGGCATCGCCACCCAGGATGCAGACGGCAAGTTCACCGTATCGGTAAGCGACGCTGTGGCGCACGTGGAGGGCGGGTTCCGGGTTCAGTTTACCGCGCAAGGCGGGACGAGCCTTGTCCTGCCGCTGACCGGCACGCTCGCCACGCGATCGGGCACAGAGACGCTTCAGAACAAAACGCTTTATGCGCCGCGCTTGGACGGGCTAGGCGACTTCGTTGATGACGCAGCCGCAGCTACTGGCGGGGTCCCGATCGGTGGGGTATACCGCACCGCCTCCGCGCTGAAGGTGCGGGTGGCTTAAATCAGGTTCCAGCCAATCTTAAGCCCCACCCCTAGGATAATAGCAGCCACAAGAAAGCCGATGGCACCGCAGCCAAGTTCTGCAATTTCATCGCTGATCTTCGACATAAGACACCAAAAGACACCCGTGAACGAGTTGCCTGCGTAACATATTGTAGCCCCGCGAGTAAATGACGCGGCCGTGGCGTCACTGAACCGGGGTGTCTCAGTGGGCCTTTTCTCGTTCATCGGTGGATTGTTTGGAGGTGGCGCGCAGAAGAAGGCCGCCAACCAGGCGATGCAGGCGCAGACTGCCGCCCTGAACCGCGCGATCGACATCGGCAACCAGCAGTTCCAGCAGACGCGCTCGGACTACATGCCGTACACCCAGGCGGGTACGGCTGCCATAGGCGATCTGTCCGCGCTTTTGGGTCTTGGTGGCCTTGGCGGAGTCAGCGAAACGGGCGCGACGCAGGCGGGCCGGGATCGGCAGGCTGACGCGATTGCTCAATTACAGCAGGGGCCGCTGTACCAATCGCTTTATCGCAACGGTGAAGAGGCTCTGCTTCAGAACGCAGCGGCGACCGGTGGCCTCCGTGGAGGAAACGCGCAACGCGGTCTTGCGGACTTCGGCTCGGACGTGCTGGCTAATGTATACCAGAACCAGCTTGCCAATCTGAACACCGTTGCGGGCCTCGGCCTTGGCGCGACTGGTTCAGTGGCCAGCTTTGGTGCAAACAACGCGAATAATGCAGCCGGGCTGACGACCCAGATCGGGCAGGCGCAGGCTAACAACTACCTGACGCGCGGTGGCATTAATGCCCGTAATTGGCAGAATGCGGGCTCCCTTCTTGATACGGCTATCTCGGCAGGCTTGCCGGGCGCAGGGGGCGGCGGTTTCAGTCTAGGCAAAGCCTTGGGGTCTATTTTCTGATGCCCCTAGGCGATTACGCCAACGCTTTAGCAGCCGCTCAGCAGCTGGTCCCGTCTTATGACGAGCTGCGCATGAACGCTCTTGCCTTCCAAGGCGAGCAGCAGCGTCAGGGCTTGCTCACGCAGCAGGCGCGCCAGCAGCAAACGGTGTTCGACCAGCAGCAGGCGGCTCAGGAAGCACTCAAGCAGGATATGGTTGCGCTTGGCGATAACGCCACGCCTGACGCTTATTGGCGTCTGGCAGCCAAGCATCCGCAACTGAAGGGCATCGCAGACGCGGCGCAGGGCCTCACGGACCAACAGCGCCGTCAGGTCGTGGGCACGGCTGCCCAGATCAACCAGGCGCTGGCCAACAACCGGCCCGACCTCGCGAAGTCGATCGTGCAGCGCTCAATCGACGCGGACAAGGCGTCCGGCAATCAGCCCGACCCGGATGATCTTGCGATCATCCAGATGCTCGACAGCGGCGATCCCAACCAGATCAAGGCTGCGAAGGGCATGGCTTACGCCATTGTCGCGGCATCAAACCCCGACACCGCCGCTCGCACGCTTGGCGAGTATGGAACCGCGACGGACCGAAAGGGTCAGGTCGTAGGCCGCGCGATTGGCCATTATGATGAAAATGGGCAGTTCACGGTCGATTACCGCGACCCTGAAAGCGCAGAATATCGGACCGTGAAGAACGCGGACGGCTCGGAATCTCTCATCGAAGTGTCGAAAGGAGGTGGTCCAGCATCTGGCGGTGTCGGGGCGGCTGGTGGAAGCAGTCAGCCCCGCAGCGTCCGTAACAACAACCCCGGCAATCTTCGCGGCTCAGCCTATACCCGCTCGCTTCCTGGCTACGTCAGCACCGATGCCGCCGGTTATGCGGTGTTCGACAGCCGAGAGAATGGCGCGGCTGCACAGTCGGGCCTTCTCAAGACGCGCTACCTCGACCGTGGGCAGAACACGATTGCCTCGATAATCCAGGGCGTCGGGCCTGCGGGCAAGCGAACGCACGGCTATGCTCCGCGCAAAGCTGACGGCGGTGACAACACCGACGCGCAGGTGAACAACTACATCAGCTACGTCGCCAAGAAGCTGAACGTCAATCCGAACGATGCGCTCACTCCCGCCGTGCTGCCACGCTTGGCGCAGGCTATGAGCGAGTTCGAGAGTGGCCAGACCGGCAAAGGCGGCGCTGTTCGTGGCGGTGGTAGCGTCAGCTCGGGCGCTCCGGGTGCTAGGGTGGTGTTTACGTCGCAGCCTAACGCCTCCAACCCCGTCGACCAAGCGAGCGTGGATTTCTACGCAGACAAAATTGCAAGGGGCGGTGATTTGCCCCAGCTGGGCAGCGGCAAGGAGTCGGCAGCTTGGCGACGGGCAATCCTGAAGCGCGCTGCGGAAATCCAGACTGGTCGAGGCATCTCTGGCGGCGATAGCAACCTTGCCCAGGCGGACGTCAAAGCGAACCGCTCAGCACTCCTTCAGGCGCAGAAGCAATACACCGCGACGGTTGGTTTCGAGGACACTTTCCAGCGAAACGTCGACCAAGTGCTACGTCTCGCGCCGCAAGGTGTAGGCGGCAGCGTGCCGGTATTTAACCGCTGGATCCAGAGCGGTCGCAAGAGCCTGAAAGGCGACCCTGCTGTCTCGGCTTTCAACGTGGCGATCAACACCGCTGCGAACGAATACGCCAAACTAGCTTCGGGAGCGTCTGGCGGTGCGGTCACGTCGGATAGCGCACGCCATGAGGCGATGGAAATCCTCAACAATGCGATGACATTGCCGCAGCTTCAGGCCGCTATCAAGCAGATGAAGATTGACGGGCACAACCGCGTCCTGGCGCTTGATAAGCAGATCGCGCGACTGCGCGGCAACATCAGCGGTGCTGGTGGTGGTCAGCCTGCAAAGGCGCCGGGTGGACCGGCAGGCGGCAAGCTCGTCGGGTCCTATCAGGGGCGCCCGGTGTATCAACTCCCCAACGGCAAGCGCGTGGTGGCTCGCTGATGCAGGGCTATATGGAGCTTCCCGCAAACGCGCAAATCGATCCGATTCCGGAGGGGTTTGATGAGCTACCTGCGGACGCGCAGTTGCAGCCCGCGCAAATGTCGCCAGCGGACATTCGCGGCCGCATAGATGCACTCATTCGGCAGAAAGCCCCGCGTGCAGACATTGATGCGTTCCTACAATCCCAAGGCATCGACCCTGCGGCGGTCACCGGCCTCGACGCCGCTATGGCGGCTGCGCGTCAGGGCCGGGATTTTGGTGTCCGCACGGTCAACGAAACGCCAGAGGCTGCACCAGCACCTGAGACGGCTGGCCAAGCGCTGTATCGCGGCGTGGGCGATGTAGCGGCTGGTGCGGGCGATCTTCTCGGCATCGTCGGCAACCCACTGAACGCGGGTATCAACGCGCTATTCGGCACCAATCTCAGCACGGATCTTGGCGAGACGTTCCGCGACTGGACCGGCGCCCCTGATCCCATCACCGACACAGAACGCTACCTGAGTGCTGGTGCGCGCGGTGCGTCCGCTGGTTTAGCAGGTGCTGGTCTTGGCGCTCTTGCGGGCGGCGCCGGCGGCATGACCGGCTACGTGGCGCGTCAAGTAGCGTCGAACCCGGCCGTGGATGCCGTGTCGGGCATGACCAGCGGCTTGGGTGCTGAAGGTGGCCGCGATGTAGCCGGGACGCCTGGCGCGATCGTTGGAGGGCTCGCAGGCGGACTTGGCGGCGGCATAGTGGCTGCTCGGGCATTCGCTACCCGCATCCCAGCATCCGTGGCTGTCGGTCGCGACGGCAGATTGACCCCCGAAGCCCATGAATTGGCAATGCGGGCGGGTGTCAATGAGGGCGACGCATTGGACGCTTATGCTCGCGTTCGGGTTTCCGGCAATCGTGACCCTCGTTCTGGAGCCGAGCGACAGGCAGCGCGCGAAGCCGTGCGCAATCGCCCTGTTGGGATAGAGGGTGATGCGACCCGCCCTGTTCAGCAGCAGCAGGCAGGCCCCGTCGCGCCGGATATCGCCGCGCGCACAGGGGCCATCACTGACGGCGTAACGGACCGACTAGTTCGAGCAGCCGACGCCCCCCCGCCTACGACGCCTCAGGGGCGATACTCAGAGGCAGAGGGCGAAGGCATTCGCCTGTCTCGCGGACAGGCTGAACAGAGCTTCCAGGTACAGAACGACGAAAATTCGCTGCGTGTCTCCGCGACCAACGAAGGCGAACAGGCGCGCGGGTTCTTCCGTCAGCAGCAAGAGCAGATACAGGACGCGATTACGCGGTTCCGCAGTGCATTTGGCGATGATGCTGGCAACGCGGCTGATCGTGGTCAGCGGGTCAAAGACGCGGTTCGCTCGCTTCGTGATGCAGGTCAGGAGGGCGTCTCTCGCCTCTATCGACTGGCGGAGGAAGCTGGCGGGGAAGCCCTGCCCCTCGAAACGGACGGCATTCGTAACGCCGCGACCGATGTGCTTATTGACGAGCTGGTTCCGGCTGGCGTCAAGAAGTCGATTGAGCAGGAGATGGCGCGCTATGGCTTAATCGGTGAAGCCGCCCCGACCAACGAGGCAGGCATCACCCGCGTCACCTTGGATGACGGATCGACCGTGTCGTTTCGCGGACCGGTCAAACAGCTGACTGCGGCTAATGCAGAGGACCTGCGTAAGGCGGTGAATCGCCTGTACATGAGCGATCCGTCGCGCGCGTCGCAGGCGATCAAGCCCGCGATTGATGACGCGCTGGAGACGGCGCTTGAAGGTGCCAGCGGGCAGGAAGGCAACATTGGTCAGACCCTGAAAACGGCGCGCGCGGCTCATCAGCAGCAGCGTCAGACGTTCAACGCCAAGGACATCATCAACAACCTGATCGCGGTGAAGCGCGGCACCGAAACCGACGTCATGATGCCAGAGCGCGCAATTGCGCAGGTCATCGGCGCGGGCAAGGAAGGCGTCTCCAATCTGCGGAAGGTCAAGACGCTGTTGCTGTCGAGCAACACGCCGTCTTCTCGGCAGGCTTGGGCAGCTATCCAGCATCAGGGCCTCGCAGACATCTTTGACAGCGCAATCTCGCGCAACGTCAACCACGGCAATGGCCAGATTGGCGATGTGGTCAGCGGTGCGAAGCTGAACAGCGCGATCGAGCGGTTCGGGCCGCTCAAACTGCGTGAATTGCTGGATCAGGAGCAGTTCAACGGCTTGATGAAGCTGCGCCGGATCATTGGCAACGCGACGATCCCGATCAGCGGGACGGTCAACCCGAGCGGAACCGCGACCAAGATCATCAACTACCTGAAGGCGGGCACTCTGCGGTTCAGCGGGCACATTCCGGGGCTCGGGACTGCCGTAAACGCGATCGCCGGTGCTGCTGCGAAGGGCAAGGAAATCGCCGCCACCCGGCGCACGCTTGACGGCATCCTGCACTACGACGGCACGCCCGCTTCCGCCCGCAAAATCGACCAGCAAGCGCAGGAGTTCGTCCGCCAATTTGTCGAAGCGGGCAAGAGCGGCCGTTTTGTGCCGACTAGCGTGAACCTGACTGCGCAGCGCGGAGGCAACCAGAATGACTAAGCTCGCCAACCCCCGCCCGCTCTGGCTGAATCTTCGCGGCACGCTGCTGGACGCCGGATACATTTACATCGGCGTGGCGAACGCAGATCCGGAAGACCAGCCGCTTCAGCTGTACCGCGATCCAGCCATGACGGTACCGCTCGCTCAACCACTGCGGACCCTCGGTGGCGTCGTCGTGGATGGCGGCAATCCGGTGTATGTCTTCTTCGCTGAGCAGGATTATTCGCTCCGCGTTCGCGATGCTGACGGCAATCTCATCAGCTACGACCCCTCGCTGTCCCTAGCGAACGTCCAGTATCAGCCGCTCGATAGCGACCTGTCCGCAATCGCCGCGCTGACGACGACAGACTATGGCCGCAGTTTGCTGACGCTGGCTAATCAGGCGGCTTTGCGTACTGCGACCGGCATCCCCGACCCGCTGCCTGCTGCGGGCGGCACGGTTAGTGGGAATATTGGTCGCGCGGGCGCTGGTGGCCATGCTTACGCAGCGTCCGCAAACTATCCAGCGATCCGCATTTTCGGGCCCGAAAACACGACCGATCCGACCAGCCAACCTGGCGATTTGTGGCTGAAAGCCAATGGCTAAATTCCGCACCGCCTCTGGGTTGGTCGACGTGACGCCATACCTGCGAACCGCAACCGGGTTGGTGGAAATCACGTCGCCTATGTTTCGCACGACCAGCGGCTTGGTTCAGGTCGGGCAATCTGCTGCGCCAATTTCCATCAGCATCAGTCCTGCTTCAGCCTCGGGTGCCGCAGCTCAGAACCGGCCGGTTGATGTTTATACGAATACGCTCATCGCCAGCGTCTCGGGTGGCGTGCAGCCGTATGCTTATAGCTGGGTCAGCGACAATCCCGACGTGTCCGTCATCAACGGGAATACGGGCGGTGCCTATTTTAGAGCCCGTGTCGGGCCCGGCGATTACGCCTCGGCAGGCATCACCCTGACCGTAACGGACGCCAAGGGCGCCACGCAAACCGCAACCACGACAGCAGACCTATATAACGATGGAGGCAGCGGTGGCATCATACCGTGACACCGTGAACGATGACTATGGCCGCCCCATCCCCGGTGTGCTGGTCTATGTCTTCGACAAGAACGGCGCATTGGCTACGCTCGGTGGGGGGCAGGCCAACCCGATCACGACTGATGTGCTCGGTACCTTCAGCTTCAACGTTGATGACGGCGTTTATTCGCTTGAATACCGCTTTGCGGGGGTCACGCGTCGGCAAGACAATGTAATCATCGGCGAGCCGCCTGAGTTTACCGGCCCCCCCGGCCCCGCAGGCAACGTAGCAGCGACGATCGACCAGCTGAAGGCCGCGCCGATCAGCAACGGAACGATGATCGCGGCGTACGACGGCAGCGGCTCGACCATGACGTGGACGCTGGGGGACTACCGCGCGCTGAACGCTGCCCGCCCGCAGGATTATGTGCAGGCCAATGGCATATCGCTCCAGACCGGCGCGTGGGTGCGGCAGAATGCCCGAGCACTGGTGGCGCAGCTGAATGCGCCTGGCGCGGCAATCATGTCGCAGGCGGACGTGAACGCTGAGCGGGTGTCGGTGCTCCGGTTTGGTGCCGACTGGACTGGGGAGAGAGACTCGATCGACCAAATCCAAGCGTGTGTCGATTGGCTCTCGGATAACGGTGGTGGCGAGGCCGAGATCACGCGCGGCAATTACAAAATGAGCCGCCCCATCAGCCTGCCGAGCAATGTCGGCCTCGTTGGTCAAGGTCCATGCTCGGTTCTGCGGCCCCAGTCGTGTAACGGCATCAATATCCAGAAGTCGGACGGGATCGGCCCGCGCCGGGTGGGCAACTTCTGGATCTACGGCAATGGTGGCGACGCCTATTGCGGCGTCGAGGCGAACATCGCTTTCCCGGACCGCGTAACCGGCCTGATGTTCGAAAACCTCTACGTGTCGTTCATGGGCACGGCGGTCAAGGGTCGTGGCTTCTGGCACACCAGCTTCCGCGATATCACGATCAACCAGGTCTATAACGGCATCGTCCTGTATGACCGCAACGTGCACGTCTACATGTCCGCGATCCGCGCGACGAAGGGTGGGCTCGTCACGGGTAGCGGGCCATCGATCGGTATCCAGCTTGGCGACAGCGTGTCCGCCCTGCGCCCGGAAGACGTGCACATCGCGCACTCGATCACGGTCGGGTTTGACGACGGGCTGTATTGGCGCAACGTCCTGGCTGGCAGCGTCATCGCGACCACGTTCGACTTCTGCAAGCGCAACGGCATCCACCTCGTCACCGCTGACGGCAATTCGTCGTTCCGAGACGTGTACATCCAAGCCGACGCGACGGATGGCATTCTCCGCGCCGTCTACTGCGAGCCGCTTGGCACCCTGCCTGGCGCTGGCACAATCGTGTTCGATACCGTCAGCACTCGCGCGGCGTCAGTCCCGTCCGTGCCTGGCGAACTCCGGTCGTTCGGCTTCGACATCGCCAACAACCAGGCGAACATCACGGTCAAGGATTGCTCGTCTGACGGCTTCCAAGTTGACGTGCGGGCCGACGGCGCACAGCGCTCGGTTGTTCAGAACCATCGTGGCACGTCACAGGCGATCATATTCAATTCGAAGTATGGCGCGCTGAGGAATAGCTTCTTCCCAGGTGGCATCACGTTGAGCGGCAATCTCGCAATCGACTTTGGCGAGAACAACGGCCTGCATGGCACGACGATAAAGGCGCTGGTCGACGTGCCCGCGAATGCCACCACCGTGACCGTGACGTTCCTGTCGCTCAACATGCCTGACCTGCCGCTCGGAGGCTACACGATCATCCCGACGGTGGCCGATTACGGAACGGTCAATCACGGCGGCATGACCATCGCGCCAACGCGAACGGCTGTGACGGTGAATTTCCAAAACGCGCTCGCTGTCTCGAGCACTGTTGCCGTAACCTTGAGGATCATCTGATGAGAAAGAAACTGCGCCCGGTCGCGGCGGAGATTGAAGCGCTACGCGACCATATCCTAGCGCTCGACAAGCAGTTCAGCGTCAACGGCTTCCATATGGCGACCGACACCCGGCGCCGTCTCGCGCGTGCTGAGGAATTGCTGGTCAGCGCTGAGACAGCCGAAGACGAAGACGACGAACAGCAGTGGCTGACCGAGGCGGACGCGCTGTGCGTGGTGCTGCGGGCTGAGGCTGGCGTGGTCGTTCAGAATGCGCAGTCGGGCGCTACCCCGACGGGAGAATGAAAATGGATTTCCAGGTGGAATTTAACCGCCACGTTCATGCGGCGATCGCTCATACCGATGACGCTGACAAGCAGAAGAAACTGCGCGACCTGCTGGAAGGGGCTGACGCTTCGGACGACGCGGCGCGCGAAGGCGGTGAAGAGCCCGATACCGTGCCCGGCGATGAAAGCGGCGGTGGTGGCACGACCAACCCGACGCAGCCCGGCAAGCCCGGCTAATGCTCATCCTCGCGCTCTTTGGTGCATCCTGCGCGGCGGTCATTACAGCCGCCTGCCTGGCGCGTGAAGAGCGCGAGGAACTGCGGTTCGCGGGCATGGCAGTCGGCATCAACTGGCTGCTGTTCGCCTCGTATTGGATCTACGCGCCACTGTCCCCGGCCTTCCTTGTCTATGGCTCAGGCAAGGCGATGGGCTGGACCATCCCGGTCCGCCATGAGGACATGTGGGCGCTGGCGGACCTGCTCTGCATGATCGTGGTCGGCATCCGCTGCCGCCTCATGTGGTGGGCGCCGCTGATGTGGGGCCTGTGGTTCGCGCAGCTGACCATGCTGTCTGTCGCGTGGGCTAATGGCCTCGAATATCTCGATTATAAGCCGATGCTGGACGCCTCCCTCGTCATACAGCTGCTGGCGCTGCTCGCACTATCGACGCTTGGAGGAAATGGCTGTGGTGATCGCTTGTTGGGTCTGTGGGGCCGCCTTCGTCGTCTGGGCTTGGGTGCCCAACGGCTTTGTCGCGGGAATGCTGAGGCGTCTTCGTGATTGATCAGAACGACCATCGCGCAATGTATATTGCCATGGCGGCGCTATCGGGCGCTGTCACGGCGCTGTCGTTCATGCCGTGGCGCACAATGCGGTGGTCGGAAATCATCATGACGCTGGTCGTCGGCTCGAGCTTTGCGGCCTTTGGTGTGCCGTATCTCGTGGGCGATTTGGCGGGCATCAAAATCGATAATCTCAGGGCGATCTGCTTCTTCACCTACATCGGCGCGACGGGCGCAAACGCCTTCGTCCCGGTCATCATTCGCGGGATCAAGAAGCGCTTGGAGAAGGTGTTTGGCGCGGAGGAAGCCGCATGATCTGGGACCTTGTAAACTCGGTCGGTCGTCTGCTGCTGACGGTCGTCGTCATCATTCTCATCACGCGTCTCAGGCACCTTCTCAACGCCCTCGAGCGCATCGGCCTAGGGTTCGCAGGGGCCGGCAGCTTCCTCACCATCCCGGTCATCTGGCAGCGCCATGGCAGCCCCTTCGAGGGGTGGGCCACTACGCTGCTAACCTATGGTGCGCTGATGGCATGGGTAGGCTTCGGATGGCGGAAGCTCCGGCATGACCAGCGCAATGCACGGGCGGTCACGGAGGCGTCGGCTCATCTCCAAAGCAGGGGTAAGCTATGAACCGCGCTGCCTTCTACAAGACCGTCCGCGCACGCTTGGGCCCGCTAAGCCAATCGCAGGTCGACGGGTTCGAGGCAATCCTGACCGCGATCGACGGCGCGCCGCTGTCGCATCAGGCGTATATGCTGGCGACCGCCTGGCACGAAACCGCCAAGACCATGCAGCCAGTGCGGGAGGCGTTCAACCTGTCGGAGGCGTGGCGCCGCAAGAACCTTCGCTACTGGCCTTGGTACGGCCGGGGCTATGTCCAGACGACGTGGGAGCGCAATTACGCTCGGCTCGACGCAGAAGCGGCAGCGGCCGGGCTGACGATGGCCGGTGAAATCTTGGCGAACCCAGACCTCGCCATGCGGCCCGACATCGCGGCGTTTGCGCTGCGCCACGGCATGGAGGAAGGCTGGTACGACGCGCAGGGCAAGACCATGGCTCAGCGCCTGCCGATGCGCGGCACCGCGACCCGCGCGCAGTACATCAATGCCCGCTATCTGGTGAACATCCAGGACAAGGCTGACGACATCGAGGATTATGCGCAGGCGTTTGAACGGGCGCTGCGGGATGGAGGTGTGCTGTGAACCGCGACCGCGCTGCATTGTTCGGCCTCGCAGCCCTGTCCATCGTCGGTCTTATTGCGATCGCGGCCGGTGCTATCTTCATTCGTATCCCGAACGACAGTCAGACGCTGCTTGGCACGATCGCAGGCGGCTTACTCGTCTTTTCCAAGGACATAGTGACGACGATCCGCGCCGCATGGACGGACGAGCGCACCGGGGCGCTCACTGACCAGCTTGCCGCATCAGCACCAAAGGAGCCCACCCCATGAAACTCAACCTCGGCAAAGCCCTGAAATCCATCGTGCGCGTGGTGAAGGAGAACCCGCAGGCGGCTATCATCGTGGGGACGGTGCTGGCGCCGGGCCTGACGCGGAAGATCGCGCCGATCATCGTGGCGGCTACGACTAAGCCGGTGGAATAAGGAGAACGACAATGACCAAAGAAGAAGCAATCGCTATCGCACGTGATTGGCGGGATGGTGCCGTAGCGCACCCGGAGAAAATCGGCATGGCATGGCCCGATAGCCCGCAAATTTCCTATGAGGTGCTGGACATTCTGCTTGCGGCTATCGATGGCACCGAGCCGGTTGGAATCGTCATGCCGGTTCGGCAGCGCGGCACGGGCTCGTTTGGTTGTAAAGCCGCCGCGTGAACATCTCGGCAGACATGTCGGCTTTGCGCGTATTGCATTGCCGACATGCTGCCACTGCGTTGCTTGCCTCGTTTGATCCGCCCTGAGCCTTTGGGATGACATGATCCCACGTCATTCTGAACGGACTTTTCCAACCCCAATCGGCGTGACAGTCGCGCCATTCGGTCAGCATCGCCACTCCGCAGTAAACGCATCTGCCGCCCTGCTTTAGCGCCATATTGTGGAGCGTCAGGAATTTGGTGGGCGGCTGCTTACTCATTCGTTTTCACCATGCGATACCCCGCGTCCTCGATCGCGCGGAGGGCGGCGGTGGCTTCTATGATCGCCACGCCTGACGCTCCACCTGGAGTTCGGGTGCATATGTGTTTGGCCAAATCCTCAACAGTGAGGCTTTTAGTGCTATGCGCAATAGCGAGCGCCACAGCCTCGACCAGCGGGTTATCGGTCATGGATGAGTAGCTGCTCATTACAGGCGTAATCGTAGCGGATATGTCACCATGAACACGAACCGATGCAGTCAAGCAGGAGCAGCGCCAATCGCCACCGGGCCATAGGTCCCCGCAGGCTCCGCAGCTGATCACGTTATCGGTCATGGCAGAATATCCTCTCCATCATCATGTCCGGCGCATCCAAGAAGCAGAATGGTCGGCACGAGCAACCATAACCATTCCATCACTCCCCTCCCCCATGCGCGCGGGCGCGGAGGGCAGCTGCGAGAATGGCTAAGGGATAACTTTGCGCACACCCGCTAATCACTGTGTGGTCGACGTTGACGTTATACATTACATACACCGTCCAGCCGAGCGTCTGATGATCCGGCCGGTAGACCTCCATGTGATCCCAGTTGTCAGGCACCAACAACATCGCAGCATCCGTGAATGCCTTGACACTCACAAATTGCTGGAACTGGAGCCAGATCGGGTTCCAGTTTGCGAAACCCGGCTTAGCCGCCATCTGCCTAGCATGAAAAAGCGGGAACGCCTCTTCCAACAGCGCCCGCGTCTCAACTTCATGCGCCACGTCGACCCTGGCAGCGAGTTCCAGCAAGTCAGTCATCGTTCTGGCTCCTGATGGCGGTGGCAACCTTATCGCCTAGAGTGACGTGTCTGGTCTCCGCGCATTTCCAATACGCAATCCCCGCATCCCGCTCCCGCGTCGCCTTCTCGGCTGCTTGGCGGTGGTGGGCTAACTTGGGTGAAAGCCAATCGCTATGGCTAACATCAAAGCCAAAGTCCTTGGCTATCCTTGCTGCTAGATCAACGTCGCACTGCTCGACCTTCACGTCAGTCATGGCGGTTGTCCTTATGAAGATGGCGCATGGCCTGGATCACGATGCTGCATCCGATCATGATGAAGATCAGGGTTACGCACTGTTCATCGCGGTCGGTGAGCCAGCCAGCCACGAACAGCACTCCTACGATGGCGGCTAGTTTCCGCTGCTCATTGCGCGCCAGACGATCGCCCTCACCCACCGTTGGCATCCACGCTTTCTGACGGCGTCTCGCATCGTGGTATTCAAGCCATGCCCGCCGCAGTCTGCCCAATTCCGCTTTTAGCTCACCCACCGCTCTTCTCCCTCAGGATGTGGTCGCGGACGAGGAGGCCAAGGGGTGTGAGCGATGCCGATACCACTCCCCAAGGCGACGCTATGCCGCGAGAGACAAGAGATTTGCGCGTCCCGGCCTTCAGCAGGGCAAAGTCCCACTTTTCACCAGACGCACCAATCACTCTACGATGGCACGCCTCAACAGCCTCCCTCTGCGCCCTCGTCAGCCCAGCCGCGACGCGCGCGATTTCGGTGGGGTCGGTCATGAGGTGGGGCCTTTCTTCTCGCGATAGGCTTTGAGCGCCGCTTGGAACGCGGGCGTGTCATCGTAGCTGCCCTTGACGTACGACATGTTGCCCCATCCGCTATCAGGCGGGGTGTGGGACCGCTGCCAAGCGTGCATTATCTCGCGAACAGCCAGCACATCGGGGTCAACATCTGGCTTCAACAAGCCGAGCGCTGCGATAACGGCGGGCACTACATACCGGTAAGCATCCCAACATCGCGGGCCGACAAACTCCATCTTATTGCCGTCAAGATCGGCAAGACGTTCGGCTAGCGCCTTGGCTTCAACAAGCGTCATCGGTGCTAACTCGCTCCCCGCCTCCCGCATGATCTTCGCGTCGGTGTTGGTCATGGGTGGGGCTCCTTGTGAGCGGCGGGATGATTGCCAGCAGCAATCTTCCGCATGGTGTCTAGGTCAGGCATTGCGTTCCAAACATCCATTGGGTGGAAGCCACCTGTCGCTCCGGCCAATGCTGCCGCACGCTCCCATTCGAGCTTGAATCCGCTATCTCGGCAGATCCGAATATACAGGTCTTGAATAAATTTCCGGCGCTCAGGACTCATCGCCGCCTCCCGAATGCCGATCATGCCACGCAACATGGCTGGCGAAGTCCCTGCTCAGCACGGGGTCGCGCCCGTTAATCTCGCGAAAGGCGCATACCCCGCCGTAATGGAATGATATGTTCGTGGTGAACCGTTCGTCGGCGCGCTCGGGCCAGATTCCCCATTGCCTCTCGAACCATGCACGAGTGGCAGCATCGCTGTTCGCGTAATGCTCGTGCCCCTCATCTCGGTTACTCATCGCCGCCTCCGAGGGCTTTGCGGGCGGGGGCTGGCGGCAATGGCATCCAGTGGGTGGGCGCAGATTGAAGTCCGTCATGCTGCGCCATTCGCCACCATCCGCCATCGGCTTTCTCGACACTTGCGATAATATGCCGTCCGCCAATCACGAGGACGAATGACCCGTTATCGGGCGCGCTCTCGATATCCCGCCAGCCCGCCTCCCTCAGCCGCGCGTTTTCCTGCGCGAGGGTTTCGAGGGTGGTGAGAAGGTCGGGGAGGGCGTTGACAGCATCCGTGATCAGCAGAGCATTGGGAGCGTAGGGATCGGTCTTGTTCTGGCGATGCCGGTTCAGCTCCTCTTCCGAGACATTGCTGTCCTTTGCATTGGCGACGATCGGCCGATACCGCCCGATTACGCTTTCCTGCTCGACGCCCCGGATCCAGCCCCAATCGTCGTGCTTGTCATCAGGGCGATACACCCAGGGCAAAGGCGATGCCTCTGCGATCCGCTTCCGCAGCCGCTCGGTCAGGTCGGTCATGCTGCGATCTCCCAGCAAATCATGACGGCATAGCTAGTGGGCGCCCGACGAACTTTGCCCGCCTTTTCCAAGGCAAGCATGCGACGTCGAATGAACGCAGTGCTGATCCCCTTATAGGCACGCTTGTGCTTGCCGTTTGTGAATGTACCGGGCGCGGAGCGTAGGACATTGCCGAGGACATAGGTCATGGTTCGACCGCCACACGCTGCAAGGACAGACAGAATTTCCTCATCGGACGGCTTTGGCGCAGTGCTGGCGCGGCTCATGCTGCTTGCTCCTTGTTGAGGCGGCAAAAGGGGTGACGGATCAAAGGGCGAGGCTGCCAGCCGAACGCGGCCGCTTGCTTCTGCCAGGATCGGCCCACGCGAATGCGACTGACGAGAGAGTCGCTAACCGGGAAGCGCCGGGCAATTTGCTGATTGTTCAACCCGTCGCGGAAGCATTGGACGATCTCGCCAACCTGCTTGTTCGTGAGGAGCGCGGCTCCGTTGTGCTCACCATCCTGCCGACCCGAGCGATGGCGGCCGCGAGCCATCTTGTCGTCTGAGTTGTCCTTGACCGTACCGATCAGCAGATGCGCCGGGTTACAGCACTGTGGGCGGTCACACGTATGGCGGATGACCAT